TGATACGGTGTTCTTGTAGAATTTGTAGTCGTAATTTGATTTAATTGCGTACGTGAAGTTGTTGTATCTTACAGCGTCTTGTAATTTCTTATCCCAGTTTAAGAACCCTTCAGTATTTAAGTATATACCAGGATATCTAATCAATCCGTTTTCGAAAGTTGCATTTGCTTTAGCTAACCCGTTACCGTAATAAGTAATTGATCCTGATACTACGTTTGCTGAAACTACACCATCGTCGGATATCAGAGGTAAATTATTGTTCAAGGTTCCTTTGTAATCAAAGATTCGTAGGGAATTGTTTGACGAAATAAATCTATCTACGTACGCAGTAAATGATGTGAGTGTGTTTGATGTACCTTGATACAATCTAACGTTTGAAGAAAACGTTTGTCCAACGGTTACGTTTGCTACAGTTAAGTCAGCGTTTCGCAGTGAGATAGATGGAGTAGAAATATAATCGTATCCGTAGCTTGATATTTTTAGTTTGGTAATGGATCCAATTCTACTTGTTGATAGATCTAAATCTTCACCATCACCGTTGATCTCTGTTACAACAATTACAGCATTTGCTCCATTTGCTGAGGTTACTGTTACAGTCGGTAGAGCTTCTGATGAATATCCTTCACCACCAATAATGAATTGGTTATTAGCTGGTTGTATAAACGCGACACTCAAAATAGTGTTTGAGTTTGAATTGTCTACAGAAGTAACTTTGGCGTTTGCACCATAGCCAGTACCACCAGTAAATGTTAGCACATCGTTTACTGCATAATTAGAACCACCAGTAACGATACTGAGTCTACCCAAAGAACCTAGTTTATCGAGTCTTCTTCTATAGAACGAATATATGTTAGCGTTAGAGATTGAATTCTCTAACTTCCTATCAAATACAACAGTTGTTGCGGTAACGGATTCTACAAATCGAATAGCTTCGTAGCGAGCAGGAATTGCTATTCTAAAATAATCACCTACAGCAAACAATGTGGTTAAATCGACAGACGCGCTAGTGAATTGCGTTGAGTTGTTTGAAATGTTTACACCAGAAAGTAATAGTGTTTCGAGACTAACCAAATCCTCACCATACAAACTTAACACGTCAGTTTCAGGTTCTCTTATATACCCACCACCTTCACCAGATAAAGCTATGTGGGATAATGAGTATACATTAAATGTTTGTATAGTGGAGACTGTGTTTATTACGTTATTCTCTAAGCTAGCAATATTTGATGTGAATATAGTTTCAATCAACGTATTACTAACATTCATCGTTCTCGTGAATGAGCTGTCTATTAAATCGACAGAAGCAACAGCCTCCGTAATAGACGATATATTATCAAAGCCACCTCTAAACACAACAATGCTTGCGTTAGATGATACCATAGGATCTCTAAAACCAAACCCACCAGATTTAACGGATATGTCAGTGATCGAACCGTTAGTAACTTCACCAACAGTAGCAATAGCACCAACTGGTGTGTTTGATGTAGGATTTAAACCACCTACAATAGATACCGGATCACCTACGTTATAATACAATCCTCTGTTTAAAGGATTAATCTCTATTTGAGAGAGCGCACCAATTAATCTACCAGTAACCGTTATAGGTGTCGTACCATTATAATACGTTGCATAAACAGTCTCGCCAGTCTCAAATAATTTAGTAACATTTGAAACGTAGACCTCGATATACGATATACCCAACTGTCTATCGACAGATTTAATAACAGTTTCAACAACAGCAGTTGATTTTGATGTTACTCCAGTGAGTAACGTTTTAGAAATGTTGAATATGTTTAAGTCAGCAGTATCAATTCTTAACGCCAGAGGTAAAGCCCAGCGACCATCAGACGCTTTAAATATATCGTCTTTTGGTAAGTAGATATCGATGTTTTCGTTAAATAAAGCTCTGAACAAAAACTTTATTGAGTTTACCGTGCCTTTTGATTTGTAGTACTCAGTAGCAAACCTTAGAAATTTTCTTTTATCTAATGCAGTGTCTACTGGGAAGAAGGGTAGCAGCTCTTTCTTTAATTCATTGAGATAGAATTCGCTGGATAGGTCGATATCGTTAGCGTTTGCTAATTCACCAGTCTGAGCTAATACGTTGGTTGTGTTTTGAGTCCACTCGTAGTATTTCTCTAGAAATGTTATGAATAGGGGATATTCACCTCTAATAAAATCTGGTAATTGACTACGAACTAAACTCGAAATTAAAATATCTGACATTACATCGATTCTATGTTAGAGGAATATACGGGTAATAGTTGAACAACAACTGCAGTTGGATCGTCTGCGTCCAAAACCAACATTTTATTTTTTTCTGATTTAATTGTTGTTGCTTTTGGTCTAATATTTAAACTCAAATAACCAAACACATCATTAACAGCAGACGGATTGAAATCGGTAATTGTAATTTTACCCATCACATAATCAATTACACCAACAACACCATTATTTCTATTTGCGTTCAACACAACTTTAGTGTTTTGACTCGAAACTTCGTCTGCTTTGAAATACACAATACGTAATTGTCCATATCTACCTTGGAGCACACCCTCACCAACACCCAATTGACCGTTACCTCCAATGATACGAATAGCAACTGAAGTGTAACCTATACCAGGATTTGTAACTGTAATTGATTTAATTTTGCTGTTAACGATAGTAGCAAATGCTTGAGCGCCCGTACCATCACCCACGATTTCTATTGTAGGTGTACCAGTGTAGTTGATACCTGGATTGGTTACAGCGATTGATTCTAATCCGGTGTAAGATGACGGAATTTCTTCAAAATAACACACACGAGAAACTCCATCTTCATCTATCATTGTAAAGTTTGGAGATGAATAGAAGTTGTCTAGTGTTGTACCTTGCTGTAACTCAACACCAAAATCTATAACGTAGCTATCGGAATTAATTAAATCTGGTAAAAATTTCTTACTGATGAACACATCCAAGTCGTTGGATAGAATAGCACCACTAAATCTATCGATTGCAGTTTTCATACCAGAAGACTTAAATATATTATTAAATTGATTTAGTTCTGTATCACAATACGTTTTGATAGTGTTGATAACACCGGTCTGTAGTGTTGCTGAATTTGTTGCTGTTTTTGCTGGATCGTAATAGACTTTGCTAACCAACTTTAGATAGTTATAATCGACGTCCACGACTTCTGGAGTGACGGTCATCACACTAATAGGCTTAATAATTTTATTAACTACAAAATCTTTTTCTGTTTGAGTTACTTCAAAACCTAATTTAGGTTTGGCTGAGATAAACACTTTACCAAAAATAGGGGGATCGTTTTCCTCACCACCCCAAACATTCACAGCTTCAAAAGCTGGATATTTTTGTTGAATTAGACGAATGTAATCGTTTTTAGTAACAGCACGATTTTGTGACGTTAATGATAATGGTGCTGCGTACTTAATCTCATCCACAGTCTCTCTTAATGCGCCACTAGATGCAGGTGACGTTGAACTAATGGTTATGTTTGAGTAACCACCAATAGATGAAGATACGGTAAAATTGTTTGCGCCATTAGGCACAGGACCATTAGTTATTAAATACGAAGTGGTTACGATAGCACCATCCGGTAATTTCTTACCTACGACATTATCACCGAAGAATATTTGATATTTTCCACCTTTACCCTCTTCTAGAAAGTACACAGCATCAGTTTGACCAACGTTAATTACTTCAGTTGCTCTGTTGTAGACTGTAACTTGTGTGTTACTTGAAGACGGTCTTACGGAAACTTTTAATGTAGATGTATCGATGTTAGCGTCTTGGATTACGAACAGTTGTGTCGGATTACTCGATTCAGAATGAGTGTAGTTATAAGATACCAACTCACCTTCGTAAATAGGTACAGATAAAAAGTTAAAGTTGTTACCAGACTTCGTTGATGTAACGTCGTCAGTAACTATAAACTTATAAGAACGACCATCAATTAAGTTTGATAAGAATGATTGACCTGTTTGTAAAGTCAACGAACCTGAGTTTGATGAACCTGAGTCTACAGTAACGTTAATAATAGCTTTTGATGCTTTTGTTGATCGTGGTGTGTAACCCATCTTTTTAGCGTGCGATACAACAGAGTCACGCAACAAAGCTGTATCTAGAAAAGACTCGTTAGCAATCATATTCACATAATACGAATTGTAGTGTGTGTTGTAAGCTAAAATATCGAGCAACACGTTCAATCCAGAACCTTCAAAATCGTAATCAACAAATTCTGATTGTTGTTTTAGGAAATTCTTTAAGTTGGTTTTAATGGAATCAAAATCTAATTCCGTTACCTGAAGTCTATCTGCCATGTTATCTTACTCGATTTAGCGTGAAATTAATTGTTATGGGTTCTGTTCTTGATACTATATAAAACTCCATATTTAAAGTATATGCATTGTTGTCAATGTCTGGAGTTGCTGTCAGTCTAGATATTCTTGCTCTTGGTTCGTATGTGGAAATTACTTGGGTAATCTCTCTTTCGAGAGTAGCTGCTGTAATCTTATCCATATTCTCAAACAACAATGCTTGAACATTTGAACCAATATCTGGTTGAAATGGTCTTTCGTAGTGCTTGGTTAAAATTAGATTTTTAATAGAGT